ATATGACAATAAACACGGGCATAGCGATGAAAAAATGACTGCTGATGAAAAGCACATATCTAAACTAGCTGGAGACTTAAAGTATGATGAAAAAAAGCATGGATCACCTGCTAAGCATGATACCTTTAATGACCCTCACAAGCATATAGCTGGTGGTACGTATAGAAAAGCAGATGATAAAGAACCAAAAAATAGTTTATCACCAGTTAAAAACGCTGTGAAAACAGGGGAGAATAAATGGACATCGCACGCTGATTTAGCTAAAATGCCTTCAAAAGATATGTACAATCGTCATATGGCAGGACATAAATAAAATAAAAACTCATAAATAACTAATTATGGAATCAATCAAACAAGAAAAAAGCAACCTAATGAGTGATAACCCTGTTGCTAAAGATGCTAGCGGAGGAAGAGATAAATCATTTATGTCTCAGCACTGCTGTTCAACATCAAGATTATCACCTATCAAACATTGTGGACCTGCTCATAAATAACAGTAGGGAACTGTAAAACCCAAGTCAAACAAAAACAATAACAAAAACAAAAACAAAAACAAAATGGCAAAATTTATTAAATTTAAAATTAACAATGCTACTGCTCCTGGAGCTGGTGGTAATTGGGGTGGAAGAGACGTCTTAATAGGCGTTGATGACATTGAAAACGTATCTGATGCAGTATCAGGAGGAGGAGCTTACTCTGTAGTCGTTACATTAAAAAGCTTTGTAGGATTATCTGACGCTGCAATTGCTAACGCAACAATCGGAGGAAGAATACTTACTTTAACTGTATCTACTTCTATAAGCGCTGCTGTTAACCCAACTCCGGTTACTGTAGATGCTAACATGCCTTCTCAGTCTATTGTTAGAGCTATGACAGCTAACCCAGGTGGTATTGCTGCTTCTGCTCAACTAGGATTAGATGGTGGTGGAGTAAGAGCTACTGACGATCAAATGTATTGGTCAGGCGCTGTATTCAGCTCTGTTAACGATATATAAACTAACTTATGAGATCTAGAGGTTTAGGTGACGACATAGAGAAGTTTACAAAAGCTTCTGGTATCAAAAAATTAGTTGATAATGTATCAAAAGGTTTAAACATTCCCTGCGGCTGCTCAGGTCGTAGGGATGCTTTAAACAAAGTATTTCCTTATAAAAAATAATATGGCTTTTAAATTAAACAATCCACCTTACGTAATAGATAATACTCCTGTATACAATGTAGATATGGAAGAAGGTGTTTTAGGTAAAGCTAATAATAACGGTACTATAATTATAAATAAAGATTTAGACCCAAATCAAATAGACGATGTTGTTGCTCATGAAAAAATACACATAGAGCAAATGAAACGTGGTGATTTAGATTACGACGACGAAAACGTTTATTGGAAAGGAAAGAAATATTCCAGATCTGATATGGAAGAAGGTGCTAAGGACCTTCCGTGGGAAGCAGAAGCTTACAAAAGATCAAACACATGAAAAAAATTTGGGAATGGTTAAGTGGTAATGTCATCAAAGATGTTGGTGATGTTATTGATAAACTAACAACTACAGACGAAGAAAAACTTCAGATTAAAAAAGAAATTCAAGTTATAGTTGAAAAAGCTGCAGCTAATGCAGAAGACCAAATAACAAAACGCTGGGAATCGGACATGACATCTGATTCGTGGCTTAGTAAAAACACGCGTCCTATGGCGCTTATATTTTTATCATTTATGGCTATAGCTTTTATATGGGTTGATAGTCATCATGAAATATCCTTTACTGTAGAACAAGAGTGGATAGAATTATTAAAACAACTATTAACAACCGTGTATGTGGCCTATTTTGGCTCACGTGGTTTTGAAAAATATAAATCAATAAGTAATAAATAAAAAAAATGGGATATTTTAGTAGAGCAATAAGTATAACAAAAAGTGATACAATAAATTCTTTACCAGCGTGGGAGTTTATGAATCAAACAGGTACGCTAGGAACTTTTCTAGCTGGATCCTTAGTATACGTTGGTGGGGGAGGTGATGTAAATGTAATAGTAGCTGGTACATTAGGTCCGCAAAACACAGTCGTAGACTTTCAAGCTATTACAGCTGGTGGAACTGGATACACGGGAGCTACCGGCGTTGCAACAACTGGAGGATCAGGAACTGGTTTAACAGTAAACACAACAGATACAAACAATGTAATTACCGCTGCAGTAGTAAACGCAGCAGGTAGTGGATACAAAATTGGAGACGTAATAACAATAAGCGGTGGAAACGCAGACGCAAAATTAACTATTGCTGATGTAAAAAGTTTATTACCTACGGTTGATCAAGGTGTTGAATTCTCTGGATTACAACCAGGTGACACAATGCCAGTATATGTTGATTACGTTTTAAGTACAGACACAAGCGCTACTTTATTGGTGGCAGGAAGAGAGTCATCATTAGGGTAAATAACTAATATATAGGTGACTATATAAATAAGTAAATATTAATAATCAAATAAAATTAAATTATGAGTAAAGTAAAAGAAATGGTAAAAGCAATGATTACTGAAGAGCAATTAAAAACTGTTCAAGAGCAACAAGCTAAATTAACCGAAGGTTTAAGAACCTTAGGTGTACTAGATGTTCAAAAACAAAACATTCACGGTCAAATAGCAGAATTGTCTAAAGAAATTGAAGCTACTAAAAAAGAACTAGAAGATGAATACGGTCAAGTTAATATTGACTTAAAAGACGGTTCTTATACTGAGATCGAAAAAGAAGATGACAAATAATATTAGAAAGATTAGTATTGGGTCAGACTATAAAAACGACGCTATGCATTATTCTGTAGGCCAACAAGTATATGGTGGTCACGAGATATCGCATATACTTTTTGATGACTCAGATAACTCTTATAATATACACATTAAAAAAAACAACGAGGTATTGCCGTGGAAGAAGTTTAATTCTAACATGGCTATATCTGTTGAGTATGATTTAGAATACTAATGAACAGCCTTTATGATTTCATTGTTGAACCTCTAGGAGATAAGTACAGCAATACGGTTAAAGTGGGTGACAAAGAATTAGTTGTTAATACTAAAATAGAAAACTTTAAGTTTGTAAATAGATTAGCTAAGGTTGTAAAAACACCATTAGCTTTTAATTTAAATATAAAAATTGGAGACATAGTAGTTGTACATCAAAACGTTTTTAGAGTGTTTTATGATATGAGAGGCGAAAAGAAAAAGAGTAGATCTTTTTTTAAAGACGACCTGTATTTTTGTGCTATAGATCAAGTATATTTATATAAAAACGAAAATGGTTGGAACACCGTAGGTGATAGATGTTTTATAAAACCTATAAAAAGTAATCAGTCTCTAACGGTTGATAAAGAGCGTGGTCTTGTTGGTATACTTAGATATGGCAATAGCTCCTTAAATGACCTAGAAATAAACCCAGGTGACCTAGTTGGTTATACACCCAAAGGTGAGTGGGAGTTTTTAGTAGAAAAAGAAAGACTTTATTGTATGAAATCTAATGATATTGTAATTAAGTATGAATATAAAGGAGACGAAGAAGAATATAATCCAAGCTGGGCACATAGCGGTTGAGGAATTAATAAAGGTCGCTAAAGAAGCTATTGTAGATTCTGATGATGACATATCTGCAGATAGACTTAAGAATGCTGCCGCAACAAAGAAGCTTGCTATATTTGATGCTTTTGAAATACTTAATCGTATTGAAACAGAAGAAGACTTATTAAACGAAAAACCTAAAGAAGTAAAAGAAGAAAAGTCTTTTAAAGGTTTTGCAGAAGGTAGATCTAAGTAATGTACGAGCAAACTCTATATAAAGTATTAAAAGACCATGTTAAACCTAAAGTTCTTAACAGAATGAATAGGTACAAGAAATGGGAATATGGCTACAATAACGAGCATGATATTGTTGTTATTAGTAAGACAGGTGAGATAGGACAAATATATGAGATACAAAACTTAAAAATAGCTTTACCTAAAAAAGTTAATGTAGTTGAATTTGAAAATGACAAGTGGACTTATTCTGAATACCCAAAAGAATTAAAAAAAATTAAATCTGTATTTGACTGGGAAGAATACCCGTTAGATTTTAAAGAAAAATGGTATGACTATATTGATGAAGAATTTACACGACGCGAAGAAGGCTTTTGGTTCATTAGCAAAGGCGTTCCTACTTACATTACTGGCACTTATTATATGTACTTGCAGTGGAGTAAGATTGACGTCGGGCAACCAGACTTTAGGGAATCGAATAGATTATTCTACATATTTTGGGAGGCATGTAAATCAGATACCAGGTCATATGGAATGTGTTATCTTAAAAACCGTCGAAGCGGATTTTCATTTATGTCCTCAGCTGAATCGGTCAACCTTGCTACAATATCAACGGATTCACGGTTCGGCATATTGTCCAAATCTGGTGCCGATGCTAAAAAGATGTTCACAGATAAGGTCGTACCTATTTCCGTCAACTATCCCTTCTTTTTCAAGCCGATCCAGGACGGTATGGACAGGCCAAAGACCGAGCTCGCCTACAGAGTCCCTGCCTCAAAATTTACCCGTAGAAAGCTTGAAGCCAATGAAAAAATACAAGAAATTACCGGTTTGGACACCACCATCGACTGGAAGAACACCGGTGACAACGCCTACGATGGGGAGAAGCTTAAACTCCTCGTCCACGATGAATCCGGGAAATGGGAAAAACCCAACAACATCCTCAACAACTGGCGTGTTACGAAAACCACCCTTAGATTAGGTAGTAGAGTAATTGGTAAGTGTATGATGGGATCAACATCAAACGCTTTAGATAAAGGAGGTAGAAATTTTAAAAAGCTATACGATGATTCGGATGTTACAAAAAGAAACGCCAATGGACAGACTCGCTCAGGACTCTATTCTTTGTTCATACCTATGGAATGGAACTACGAAGGATACATTGATTCTTATGGCTTACCTGTATTCAATACACCAAAAAAAGACGTAGAAGATCCACACGGAACAAAAATAAAACAAGGTGTAATAGAATATTGGAATAATGAAGTAGAGGGTTTAAAAGAAGATCAAGACGGATTAAATGAATTTTATAGACAGTTTCCACGTACAACTAAGCACGCATTTAGAGACGAGTCTAAGCAATCTTTATTTAATCTAACTAAAATATATGAACAAATAGATTATAACGAAGATACTAAAAACTCTAAACAAGTAACTCAAGGAAGTTTTCAATGGGAAAACGGTCAAAAAGATACTAGAGTTATATTTGTACCAAACAAAAACGGAAGATTCTATGTTACATGGGTTCCTGATGTAGGTTTACAAAATAAAAGATATATAAGAAACGGAGTTAATTACCCAGGTAATGAACACTGTGGAGCGTTTGGTTGTGATCCATATGACATATCAGGTACAGTTGATAAAAGAGGTTCTAATGGATCTTTACATGGTTTAACTAAATTCAGCATGGAGCAAGTTCCACCAAATCATTTTTTCTTAGAATACATAGCTAGACCACAAACTGCTGAAATATTTTTTGAAGATGTACTTATGGCTTGTGTGTTTTACGGCATGCCAATACTAGCGGAAAACAACAAACCAAGATTATTATATTATTTTAAAAGAAGAGGTTATAGAGGTTTTTCTATGAATAGACCTGATAGAAAAAGAAACAAATTATCTGTAACAGAAAGAGAAATAGGTGGAATACCTAACTCAAGTGAAGATATAAAACAAGCACATGCTTCTGCTATTGAAACATACATAGAAACGTTTGTAGGTTTAAAAGAAACAGGTTATGGTGATGTTTATTTTCAAAGAACACTAGAAGACTGGTCGCAGTTTGACATAAACAATAGAACAACGCATGATGCTTCAATTAGTTCTGGCTTAGCTTTAATGGCTTGCAACAAGCACAGATACGCGCCATCTAATAAACTTGAATTAAAACCAGTTAATTTAGGTATAAAAAAATACGATAACAAAGGAACTACATCAAAAATTTTAAGTTAATGAATATATATACTAACACCAATAGTGCTTTCCCTAGTCAAGTAGTGAGTGATGCTGAAAAAGCTAGCGTAGAATACGGAAGTCAGGTGGCAATGGCTATTGAATATGAGTGGTTTCGTCAAGGTAGAACTTCTGGTAACAGGTATTTAACTAATTGGAATCAATTTCACGAATTAAGATTATACGCTCGAGGTGAGCAGAGTATACAGAAATATAAAGATGAATTATCTATTAACGGTGATTTGTCTTATTTAAATTTAGACTGGAAGCCAGTTCCTATATTATCTAAGTTTGTAGATATAGTTGTAAACGGTATATCTAATAAGAGCTATGATATAAAAGCTTATGCTCAAGATCCAGAATCTATAAAGAAAAGAACTGAGTATGCCTCTAAGTTACAAGAGGATATGATAGCTAAAGAATTCTTAGAAGAATTAAAAGGAACTTTAGGTATTGATTTATATCAAAGCCCAAACCCAGATACTTTACCAGAAACTGATGAAGAACTAGAACTGCACATGCAGTTAAGTTATAAGCAGTCAATTGAAATAGCAGAAGAAGAAGCTATATCATCTGTGCTTGCTCAAAATAAATATGATTTAACTAAGCGTAGAATAAACATGGACTTAACTGTTCTTGGTATTGGTGCTGCTAAAACAAACTTTAATACAGCAGAAGGTATTACTGTTGATTACGTAGATCCAGCGTATATGGTTTATTCATACACTGAAGATCCTAACTTTGAAGATATATATTATGTAGGTGAAATAAAAGCTATAACTATACCAGAGCTTAAAAAAGAGTTTCCAGACATAACTGAAGAAGAATTAAAAAGAATACAAGCAACGCCTGGTAACAGATCTTATGTTACAGGATGGGGACAATACGACGAAAATACTGTTCAAGTATTATACTTTGATTACAAGACTTACTCTAATCAAGTATTTAAAATAAAAAACACAGATCAAGGTTTACAAAAAGCTTTAGAAAAAGATGACACGTTTAATCCTCCAGAAAATGATAGTTTTGAAAAAGTATCAAGATCTATAGAGGTATTATACAGTGGTGCTAAGGTTTTAGGTACTGACACTATGTTAAAATGGGAACTAGCTAAGAATATGTCTAGACCTATGGCTGATACTACTAAGGTTAGAATGAACTATAATATCTGTGCACCTAGAATATATAAAGGTCGTATAGAATCTTTAGTTAGCAAATGTATAGGTTTTGCTGACATGATTCAGTTAACACATTTAAAGCTACAACAAGTTATGTCTAGAATAGTACCTGATGGTGTTTATTTAGACATGGATGGTTTAGCTGAAGTTGACTTAGGTAATGGCACAAACTACAATCCTGCGGAAGCACTTAATATGTACTTCCAAACAGGTTCTATTGTAGGTAGATCACTTACACAAGACGGTGATATGAACTCCGGTAAAGTACCTATTCAAGAACTAAACAGTTCAAGTGGTCAAGGTAAGATACAAAGCTTAATACAAACTTATCAGTATTATTTACAAATGATACGTGACGTAACCGGACTTAACGAAGCTAGAGATGGTAGTACTCCAGATAAACAAACTTTAGTTGGCTTGCAAAAAATTGCAGCTAATGCTTCTAACGTAGCAACTAGACATATAAAACAAGCTAGTTTGTATCTTACGTTAATGACATCTGAAAATATAGCTTTAAAAATAGCTGATGCATTAGAATTTCCTTTAACAGCGGCATCGTTAAAAAACTCTATATCTAATTATAACGTAAATACATTGATGGAGGTTTCTAATTTAAACCTACATGACTTTGGTATTTTTCTAGAATTAGAACCAGATGAAGAAGAGCAGCAACAATTAGAGCAAAATATACAAGTTGCTTTACAGGGTGGTGGTATAGACTTAGAAGATGCTATAGACTTGAGACAAATTAAAAATCTTAAGTTAGCAAATCAAATGCTTAAAGTTAAGCGTAAGTCTAAAGCTAAACAAGATCAAGAAAACCAACAAGCTAATATTAGAGCTCAAGCAGAGTCTCAAGCTGATGCTGCTGAAAAAATAGCTATGACTGAGGTTCAAAAACAAGAAGCTATATCAGGGTCTAAGGTTCAGTTTGAACAAGCTACAAATCAAATGGAAATACAACGCATGGAGTTAGCGTCTCAATTAAAACAACAAGAGATGCAAATGCAACATCAATTTGATATGCAATTAAAGCAAGCAGACTTAGAAGCTATGAAAACTAAAGAAGCTGCTATAGAAGACCGCAAAGACAAGCGTATAAAAATGGAAGGTACGCAACAAAGTAAGATGATTACACAAAGGCAAAACGAAATGTTGCCTATAGATTTTGAAGCACAAGGTGAAGAACAACCTATGGCTTAAACTATTTATTATTTAATTTTATTATATTATGGAAACAAAAACAAATGAACCTGTTAAACAGGAAGGTGAATTTAAATTAAAAAAGAAAACACCAAAAAAATTTACAAAAACAAGTGATGAGCCTGTTAAAGTAAACATTAAAGAACCTTTGGTTGAATTAGAACCAGAAGTTAAAAAAGTAATAATACCTAAACAAAAAGAAGATGCCATTCAAATCGGAGAAACAGAGAAAGTATCTGTGGAAGAACCATCCGGAGATAGCGCAAAGGTGGGAGAACCTGTACAAGAGTCCAACGAGACTACTGAAGGGTTTTCTCCAATCAAAGAAGTAACAGAGCAGCAAGTACAAGAAGTAAAAGAAGCAATAAGAGATGAGAAGGTTTTAGGTAAACAATTACCTGAAAATATTGAAAAGCTTGTTTCGTTTATGGAAGAAACTGGTGGAACTATAGAAGATTACACTAGACTTAACGCTGATTATACTAACGTTGATGAAAACACTTTATTAAAAGAGTATTACAAAAAGACAAAACCTCATTTAGATGATGAGGAAATAGGTTTTATCATGGAAGATAACTTTGACTATGACACAGACCTTGACGAAGAACGAGACGTCCGTAAAAAGAAACTCGCTAAAAAAGAAGAGATTGCAAAAGCCAAAAACTTTTTAGAAGAAACTAAGAAAAAATACTACGACGAGATCAAGTTGAAATCGAACGTAACTCAGGATCAACAGAAAGCTATGGACTTTTTTAATCGATATAACAAGCAGCAACAAGTAGCTGAGCAACAACACGCGCAATTTAAAGAAAATACTAAAAAACATTTTAGCGATAATTTCGAAGGTTTCGATATTAAAGTCGGTGAAAAAAGTTATAAGTATAATATTCAAAATCGCGATAAAGTTGCAGAAAACCAATCAAACATTAATAATCTAGTTGGGAAGTTCCTAGACAAAGAAGGTAATGTCACAGATACGAAAGGTTATCACAAAGCTATGTACGCCGCTGAAAACGTAGATAAAATCGCAGCTCATTTTTATGAGCAAGGTAAAGTAGATGCTGTAAAGCAAGTTGTAAATAAATCAAAAAACTTAAGTGACTCTCAAGCGAGATCAACTCAAGGTGATGTGTTTGTCAATGGCATGAAAGTGAAAGCTATATCAGGTGCGGATTCTGCAAAATTAAAAATTAAAACAAAAAGGTTTAACTAAAAAAATTAACAAATTATGAGTTTATCTCCACAATTTGGTAGTATTGTACCTTCGCAAGCTCAACAAGCTTTAGCTTCAAATTACTTAGTATTTGATGGCGCTGCTGGCGGGAACTTCGCACAACAATATTTACCAGAAATTTACGAACAAGAAGTAGAGCGTTATGGAAACAGAACGTTATCTGGATTCTTAAGAATGGTTGGCGCTGAAATGCCAATGACAAGTGATCAAGTAATATGGTCAGAACAAAATAGATTACATGTAGCATACAATGGAATTACTGCAACTGCTGCAGGAGCTGTAGGTGTAAACCCAACAACTCTTACACTAACAGATGGTTCAACTAACGTTATGAGTGTAAACGATACTATAGTAGTTTTAGATCCAACATCTGGATTAGAAGCTAAATGTATTGTTCTTGCAACTAACGGTGCTGTAAATGGAAACGTAGTAGTACAGTGTTTCACGCCTGTAACTACACTTATTGCTCAAGGATTTTCTGCTGCTGCAGGAGCTTTGAAAATATTTGTATACGGTTCTGCTTATACTAAAGGAACAACTTTAGGTGCTGGAGCTGCTGGAACTAATTCAGCTGCAAGACAATCTATCACTCCTTCTTTCACACAGTTTTCTAACTCTCCACTTATTTTAAGAGACCAGTTCCAAATCAATGGATCTGATATGGCTCAAATTGGATGGGTAGAAGTTGCAACTGAAGACGGTGCTTCTGGTTTCTTATGGTACTTAAAAGCTGAGTCTGAAACAAGATTACGTTTTGAAGATTACCTAGAAATGAGTATGGTAGAAAGTGAATTAAACGCTAGTGCTGCTGCTGGAGCTTACGGAAACGGAGCTTTACCAGGATCTGAAGGTTTATTTGCTGCTATTAGAAACAGAGGAAATGTAGAAGTAGGATTTACTGCTGCTGCTGGACTTGATGATTTTGATGCAATACTTAAAAACTTAGATACTCAAGGAGCTATTGAAGAGAATATGTTGTTTTTACAAAGACAAACTTCTCTTGATTTTGATGATATGCTAGCTAGCATTTCTGGCGGATTCGCTGGAGGAACTGCTTTTGGTTTATTTGAAAATTCAGAAGAAATGGCTTTAAATCTTGGGTTCTCAGGATTTAGAAGAGGATCTTATGATTTCTATAAAACTGATTGGAAATACTTAAACGACGCTTCTACTCGTGGCGCTATCGTTGGTGTTAATTCAATTGAGGGTGTATTAGTACCTGCTGGAACTTCTACTGTTTATGACCAAATTTTAGGTACAAACATTAGACGACCATTCTTACACGTGCGTTACAGAGCATCTCAAGGAGATGACAGACGTATGAAGTCTTGGTTAACTGGTTCTGCTGGTGGTGCTTTCACTTCAGATTTAGATGCGATGCAAATCAATTTCTTATCTGAAAGATGTTTAGTAACTCAAGCTGCTAATAACTTCGTTTTATTCCAAGGATTATAATAATCCAACAAATGTAATTCTTACCCTCGTTATATCAACGGGGGTAATTATTACTTTTATAACTATTTAATTTTATTATATTATGGCTAAACAAGCTAAAGCAGAAGCTGTTGAGGTTGCACCTCAAGAGGTAGCGGTAAAAACTGCACCAAAAAAACCAGCTAAACCTAGTTGGGAAATAAGAGATAGAGTTTATTATCTTAGAAATAATAAAACTCCATTAACATTAACTATACCTGGAAAGCATACAAGAAAACATGCTTTACTATATTTTGATAAAGACTTAGGTAAACAAAGAGAGCTAAAATACGCGACAAACCAAGACTCTGTTTTTGTAGACGAACAAAAAGGAGAGTGCACAATGGGTCATATTATATTTAGCGACGGAAGTTTAAAAGTTCCAAAAGAAAAACAAAATTTACAAAAACTTCTTTCTTTATACCACCCACTTAATGGTAGGATATATGAAGAGTTTAGCGCTGTAGATGAAGCAGAAGATGATCTTGATATTATACACTTAGAAATAGATGCTATGAATGCTGCAAGAACAATTGATATTGATCAAGCAGAAGCAATACTAAGAGTTGAAAAAGGATCAGCTGTAAATACAATGAGTTCTAAAGAATTAAAAAGAGACTTATTGTTGTTTGCTAAAAACAATCCTGCAACCTTTATATCTTTAGCAAAAGATGATAATGTTCAATTAAGAAACTTTGCTATTAAAGCTCAAGAAGCTGGTATTATAATTTTATCTCAAGATCAAAGAACATTTACTTGGGGATCAAATAATAGAAAATTAATGAACGTACCTTTTGATGAAAACCCTTACTCAGCGTTTGCGGCTTTCTTAAAAACAGACGAAGGTGTAGAAATCTATAAATCTATAGATAAAAAACTATAAAAACAAGTGATACTAATAACAGGCGGTTTCGGCCGCCTTTTTAGTATATTAAAATAAAACAAATGGTAAATATAAATACAGTATATACAACAGTCTTGTACATATTAAACAAAGAGCAAAGAGGTTATGTAACTCCAGCGGAGTTTAATAGCTTAGCTACTTTAGTACAAGAAGAAATATTTGATTCATATTTTCCTGACGGAAATCAATTGAACCGTCAAAACCAAAATAATACTCAGAACGATACAGAGTTTTTTAACATGTTTAAAGACACTGCTTATAAGACATATCCTTTTGAGAAAATTGCTCCTTTTGCTTATGATAATACTGCTGGTGTTTTAGGTTGGCAACTTGCTATAGACGGAACAATATACAAGCTTGGAGAAATAATATCTACTTACAACACTACAAATCCTCAATACGATTCAATTACTCAGTTAGCTAGTAACAGCGATTATAATAAAATAATAAGATCAAAGCTTACAGCTCCTACAGTTCAAAACCCTATATGTACAACTTCTTCAGGGCCAAATAGTACATTGCTTATAAAAGTTAGTCCACAGCCAAATAGTTTAAATATAAATTGTTTGTTTAAACCAGTGGCTCCAAACTGGAGTTTTACTGTTGGAACACTAGGTCAATATCTTTATGACTCTACTAATTCTATTAACTTTGAATTAGATACATCTGAGCAAACTAACTTAATAATACAGATATTAAAATACTGTGGAATAATAATAAACGATCCACAAATAATACAAACCGCATCTATTGAAGCTCAAGAAGCATCGGCTAATCAAAAATCTTAAAAAATGGCGTTAATAACAGAAACTAATCAACAATATTATCAAGGCGCACAAGGCTTTAGAGGTACTGGTAATGCTCTTACTATTACAACAACTTTTGATACTGATTTAGTTTTTGGAAGTGTTGATGCGTGGGATCCTAACAATCAATACTACGCTTTAAATAATTTTAAAATATATACTAGTACTACAGGTATACCAGGTAGCTGGAGTGAATATCTTTTGGCTTACACTGTTATCAACAATAAGATAACTTTTACTGCAAATCCAGCTAACAACTTGTTTATAGTTGTTCAACTCAAAGTATTAAGTGGTGGGCAATATGGTAACACACCTGCTGAGGAAGCTATTGGTGATGCGGTTGAAGAAAACTACGGAACATATCAGTATGTAAAGTTATCTGATATAATAGACAACTACATGGTTGGTTACGTAGGTGATGGTAAAATAATACAAACAGCTAAAAAATCTGATATATTATTTTTTGCTAAAAGATCTTTACAGGAATTTAGTTATGATACTTTAAAGAGTATTAAGTCACAAGAATTAACAATACCACCAAGCTTATCTTTAGTTATACCTCAAGATTACGTTAACTACGTAAACATATCATGGATAGACAATCACGGTGTTAAAAGACCTTTATATCCTAATAACAACTTAACTACAAATCCTTATTCTAAATTATTACAAGATGAAAAAGGTATGCCTACTCAAGATAACTTTGGACAAAGTCTTGAAGGAACATCTTTAACTGTAGAAAGATGGAAAGAAACTAATGAAAATAGATTACTAAACGGAGAAGCTTTAGATCAATTTGACAACCTAGCATACGGTATGTACGGTAATGATTTTGGTTCTGGACCCTGGGATTGGGGTAGACTATATGGTTTAGATCCTCAATACTCTCAAAGCAACGGTTGGTTTGGTATAAACGAAAGAGATGGCTTGTTTACTTTTTCAAGTAATTTAGTAGATAGATTAATAGTGATAGAATACATCTCAGACGGACTTGCTTATGATTTAGATACTAGAGTACCTAAGATGGCAGAAGAAGCAATGTATTTAAGCATATCATATAATCTACTAGCCAACAGAGCAAACACATCTGAAGGTATAATAGCAAGATTTAAGAAAGACAAAAGAGCAGCTTTAAGAAACGCTAAGATAAGACTATCTAACATAAAATTAACTGAAATAGTTCAAGTTATGAGAGGTAAATCTAAATGGTTAAAACACTAAAATTTAATGGCAAACGTTCAGAACTCTTTTATAAAGAGCAAATTAAATAAAGACCTTGACGCTAGGTTATTACCTAATGGCGAATACAGAGATGCTAAAAACGTTCAAGTTAGTAGATCTGAAGGTGCTAACGTTGGTTCTTTAGAAAACGTATTAGGTAATAAAAAATTAAAAGACTTTAATGTTATAACAGGAAGTAGCAGTATGGTTTGTATAGGCAAACTTGTAAGTGACTCCACTAGCGAGGTTTATTTGTTTTTAACGTCATACACGGATCCAAACCCAAGTCAATTAGAATATACGCCAGGTAGCGAAAACTACATAGTAGTTTATAACCCTTCACTTCCAGATACAGAGTCTTTAAAAGTTTTAGTCAAAGGATCTTTTCTTAATTTTTCGACTACACATGAAATATATCACGCTAACTTATTAGAAGATTTACTATTCTGGACTGACAATAGAAACCAACCTAGAAAAATAAATGTAAGTCTTGCTAATCCTACTGGTTCAGCAAATCCAACATACTACGAAACAGAAGATCAAATAAGTGTAGCTAAATACAATCCTTATCAACCAATACGACTTTGGCAGAAAAATTTAACATCTGCAGATCCTGTTCCTTATGAAACAACGATGAAAGATGTTAACAGTAAGACATTTCCTAATGGTGCAACTGCTTTTACAGGAGGAACCTCAGGTGGTGGTGGTGGCGCATCAATAACTCTTGTTAGTTTAGTTGGTGAAGTTCCTGTTTCTACTAGTCCATATGGAGCAGCAACTGTTGGTTATATAGCACAACCCGGAGCAGCTATTACACCTATACAAGATTCAAGTAATCCACCTAATCCTGTTGTGGTTAACACTATTGAATATGTCCCAGCTATAGCAGGTGGTTTTGAGTGGGAGGTTACTTTAAAAGATATAAATGGAGCAGCTTTTAACTGGCCAACTCTAGTAGCTGGAACAGAAGTTGTTTTTAATTATAACACTTATTACGATAAAGACTTTGCTGGAGATGAAAATTATTTAGAAGATAAGTTTGTAAGATTTAGTTATAGATTTAAATTTGAAGATAATGAATATTCATTAATAGCTCCTTTCACTCAAGTTGCTTTTATACCTAAACAAGATGGGTATTTTATGTACGTAAGAGACGATGCTAAAAACTTTACAAGTAAAGATGACCAAGCTGATGCTTATAGAAGTACCATAGTTTCTTTTGTTGAAAACAAAGTAGATGCTATAAAATTAATAATACCTTTACCTTTTCCTAAAAGTACAATACAAGATAGTTTAAAAATAAAAGAACTAGATATAATATATAAAGAGTCTGATGCTTTAGCGCTTAAAGTTATCGAGACTATAGAAATAACTGAATTAACATCAGGTGCAGATTCTAGTGTTTTTGAATATGATTATTTATCTAAAAAACCGTATAAAGTATTACCAAGCAGTGATACAACTAGGGTTTATGATAAAATACCAGTAAGAGCTTTTGCTCAAGAGATTGCTAGCAATAGAGTTGTTTATGGTAATTTTCAAAACAAACACACGCCACCAACTACGCTAGACTACAATGTAACAGTAAGTGCTAAGTCAGATTTTAATTTAAAAGATGGAACAGCAATATCTAGTTCACCAACCGGTAGCGTTGGTATAGGTACTACTATTACAATTGGAACAACCACTGGCACTGTGCAAATAGGTAGCATTGTTACAAGTGTTACAAATGGTGTTACAATACCTAGTAACACTTCAGTAACTGGAGGCAACTTGTCAACTACGATTACACTGGACAAAGCTGTTACTTTAGTTAATCTTACTAATTTAGTTTTTACAGCCGTAGGAACAGATACTCAAGCAGTAAGCAAAATAGAATACCCTAATCACTCTGTAAAACAAAACAGGAATTACCAAGTAGGTGTTGTGCTATCTGATAGATATGGTAGATCTTCAACTGTTATATTGTCTAGAAGCAATAGTTTAATAGCTGATTCCGCTAGTGGTCTTACTTTTTCAGGAGATACTATATACGCGCCTTATTTGCCAGTTGGCTTAGAGCAATCATCTTGGCCAGGTAACTCTATTAAGGTTTTATTTAATTCAACTATAGGACCTAATGGTAAAAACGTATTAGATGGTTCTCCTGGTATATACAATGGATACCCAACAAGCGCTGACTACAATCCATTGGGTTGGTATTCATATAAAATTGTAGTTAAACAAACAGAGCAAGAATATTACAATGTATACTTGCCAGGTATCATGGCTGCTTATCCAGAAGATACATCTTTAGAAATAGGTATAACATCTCATGCTGTTTTAATAAACGATAATATAAACAAAGTTCCAAGAGACTTAACAGAAGTCGGACCTGATCAAAAACAATTTAGAAGCTCTGTTCAGTTATTTGGTAGAGTAGAAAATACTTCAACTGAAGCTGGCTACTTGAGCAGCACTGGTAACGAACAAGTGTACGATAACGCCGGCGCTTTAACAAATCAATACTACCCAGGTAGAAGCTCTGACACTGTATCAACTATTTCAACTCTTAGAGACTTGTTTGATTATTCACCAATCGATCCACCAAGACCAAACTACTTTCCGCAATTATATTTAGTTAACTCAAATCCTTTAGTAGCTAGGATAAGTACAGCTAAACAAATAGGTCAGATAGCAACCACTAATTACAGTGTAGCTAGCGCTCAAATAAACGCAAATGCAAGTGGAACTGGGTTTGTCCTTAAGAATGTTATTGGAACACCTGCGCCTCAAATGATTGTTAGTGGAACAGGTATACCAGATGGTGTAACAGTAGTTGGCTACTCAGGGACTAGCTTGACGGTTAGTCAAACATTAACTTTAGACGAAGATGATTTTATATACTTTGTTCCAGGTTTTTCAGCTCCTTTTTTAGGTGAACCTAAAGTTCCTGGATTACAGTATTTAGCTGTGTACGAAACAGAACCGGTTGAAAGCTTGTTAGATATATTTTGGGAATCAACCAGTGTAGGCGAAGTTGCAGATTTAAACAACTTAATATTAAACGCTACAGGTGGTGGCGCTGGACTAAGTGCTAACTTAAGTACTTCACTTTGGTCAGAAGCTTATGTTTTAAACAACAGAATATTTGATGCTAATTTTACTTTAGTTGACGCTTTTGGATCTGAACTACTACCTGGAAATATAGTTTCTGTAACACTAGATAGTGTTTCGAATGGTAATGGCGTTAATGTTCAAACAGTTGAAGCTAGTCCATACTTTGAACTAGTAGGTAACGCACAAGACAATACAATACCTCTTGGGTTTTTTAATATAATACTAAAACAAGAATACATAGATGCTGTTTATTATAGTCAAAACTCTGGAGATCGTAATTTTACGTTTTTAATATCATGGGAAACGACAGATGGCTTGTCTCCTCCGACTAACACCACTGGTGGACCTCAAGTAGTAAACGCTGGTCCATCAAACGTTAGACCTAATGACGCGTCGCCAGGTATAACAACCTCACCAAACAGCTTACAAGGTAGCACTATAATTAGTAACAGATACACGTCTTTAGTCGCAGTGGCTGATGCAGCTAATGGTTCTTCTAATGCGTTATTAAAAACTAGTGGTATAGCTTGGAGTTTAATAAGCGTAAGCAATCAAACTTCTCCAAATATAGACCTTGTTAGTCAAGGGTTATTTACTATGACTAACACTGTAGCTTCAGGCTTAAGAAGAGGAACACTAACTAACACTAGTGGAGGTAATATGCCTGCTAGTATATACAATATAACTATAGGTGTAGCTGATGCTGGTGGTCCATCACCTGTTGGAACTAACATATCTTTTATTCTTGACTTAAGAGTTGTGCCTTATTCTGTTGGATCTGGACTAGTTAATTGGTGTGAGGTAGTAGACGGTCAAGGTGATTGCGTATCTGGCGAAACTAGACAAAATAGATACGTAGCTATAGAGATACAAGGCGGATCTTTTGATGGTTTTTATGTATACGACATAGGTGAGCAAAGCTTTAGTAGTTGGGTTTCTAATTGCTTTGGAGGTAGTACTATTACTTTAAATTATACTGGCAGACAAACTACTATTTCAGGATCACCTATAAATAGTTGTATACCTGCATTTGCAAACACGCTTGCTAGTGCTAAACAAATTTTAGACGCAAGAAACTATAACAGCAGTGCTGATTATTTAAACTTATTAGCTCAAGATACAACTGGTTTAACATTTGAGATAACATAGTGAAAGGTATTGATGATCCAGTTGCTGTAAAATCATTAAAAAAGTTATTAAAATTAGATTGGAGTCATTATAATTTATATTTAGTAGGTGGTTTAATACAAGGATGGGAAACAAAAGATATAGACGTGGCTGTAACTGGACCAATAATAAATCATGATAAGTTTGTTGAGTTAATTACAGAAGCAAGCAAGATTTATTTAATAGATATATCTTATCAAAAAAAAATACAAGTAAATCTAATAGGTGAAGCAGAGCACATGAAACCAGTAAGAATAGACGTAGGTAGACTAAGTAAACCTAATAAACAAGTTAATTCTTATTTTGAAAACGGACTATGGTTTAGGATACTTAGTTATCCTATGCTTAAACAAATAAAAAACAAAAGAGTATATACAAGCCAACCAGTGTTAATACACTAGTATTGCTTGTAATTTACAGTAAAAATAAGTAATAATTAATCATGGCAGGAGCGGTAATAGAAGTAAAATACTTTAACACTTTCGTTTTGAAAAAAACAGCTACACAAATAGAGGACACTATAGTGTGGAACGGGTCTTTTGGTATTCCAAAAGATAAGGGTGGTTACAATGTAGTTGACGCTGATGTTACTTCTGATACTAATTGGGCTATTGAAGAATCTAGAATAAGAGGTGGTTACAACAATACTAATGTAGATTACGGAGTTAGAGCTTATTTAGTAGAAGAAGATCCTGCTTCAACAATAAGATTTAATAGTTTGATATACTCAGGTATATTTAACTCTAGAACAGGTATAAATAATACTAACGTATTTTCTTCTGCCGATGATATTACAAAAAGCGCAGATCCAGCTAACGCTAGTATACAAAAACTATATGCTGAAGATACTAACTTAATTGTATTTCAAGAATACAAAGTAAGTAGAGCTTTAATAGATAAAGACGCTATATATTCTGCTGAAGGAAACGCTAGTGTAACTTCTAGTAACTTAACAATAGGTGTTATACAACCTTATGCTGGTAGGTTTGGTATAAGTAAAAACCCAGAAAGTTTTGCTACATATGGTTACAATAAGTATTTTTCTGATAAAAATAATAATGTTATAATGAAATTATCTAACTCAGGTTTAGAAGAAATTTCTAAATATGGTATGATAGATTATTTTAGAGATGAACTAAATAACATAGACATCGGCATTGACGAAGGAAAAGTAAGAGGTGGTTATGATATACACAGTGACCAATACGTGGTGTCTACTCAAAACAGTGATGGGTCAGGTTATAACACAGTTTCTTGGGATGAAACCGTAAAAGGTTGGACTAGTTTTTATGACTATAAACCAACTCAAATGTTTAGTTTAAGGAATAAGTTTTACTCAACAGGTAAAGATAATTTTTACGGAAGTCTAAAACCTGTTTGGGGAGTTAGATCATATGACAGTTTATACGAGCATTACTCAACTGAAGTTAATAGGTCTTTTTTCTATGAAAGAAATTATCCTTCTACAGTCACTTTTATATTTAACCCTAGCCCTTCAACTAGCAAAAACTTTAAAACAATAAGTTACGAAGGTATGAACGGTTGGCAGTTAAATACTTTGATATCTGATAACACAGCTAAAGATTATAACGCTTTAATACCAGGTTGGGATATTTATAACGATACTGCTAATTCATCTCGTAGCTACGTTGGAGGCGAATACGTTATAGCAGACGCGAGCGCTAAAGCTGGAGCTGCATCAACAAATACAACTGTAGTCTTAGCAAATGTTGTAGGTGTTATAGCTGTAGGAGCAAGCGTTACTGGTACAGGTGTCGCTGCTAACACAGTGGTTGTTAGTTTTGATGCAATCACAAAAGTGCTAACAGTAAATCAAAATTTAGGCATTGCTTTGAATGCTGCTTTATCATTTTACTTAGTTGTTAATAGAGTTAATTATACTACTGCTTTTGGAAATGCAAACCCTCCTTTACCTAGGTTTCATGCTGGGTTTGATAGAAAAGAAAATAGATACGTTGCTAACTTAGTAAATAACAGCGAAGCAAGTCATGGAGAAATAATATGGGGTAATGAAATGACTGGTGTTAAAGGTTATTATGTTACGGGTATATTTTCAACTGACGGCGATTATTCAACAAATGTTAGCTATAATAATAATACAGCTACAGATCCAGGAGGTGAAAAACAGTTGTTTGCCGTTGGTTCTGATTATACAAAAAACAATGGTTACTAATAATAAAAAAATAAAATTATGCCAATAGCAGGAATAATAGGTGGAGCAGCTTCTGTAGTCAGTGGCATCTTTGGAGCGGCTTCAGCTAGAAAAGAAGCTAGAAGAAAAGCTAGAAAAGCTAGAAAACTAGAAAGAAAACTAAATCAATTAGAAGCTAACAGACAAGAAATTATAAATCCTTACGAGGATTCAACTAGCTTAAGTAGCATGATGAGTAATCCTTTTGCTACACTATCTGTATCAACAGCTGCTACGGAAATTCAAATGGAACAAACTGATATAGCTTTAGCTAACACTTTGGATACTATAAGACAAACTGGTGGTGGCGCTGGTGGAGCAACCGCTTTGGCTCAAGCTGCTTTACAAAGCAAAAAGAATATTGCAGCTGGTATAGAGCAACAAGAAAAAGCTAATGATGACAAAAGAGTTGAAGGTGAAAAACAACTACAAAACCAATTAGTAAGTGAAGAACAAAGGATGCAAGGTTTAGATGCTGCTGGTAAATCATTTGTTTATAATGAAACAGAAAGAAGAGAACAACAACAACTTGATAGAGTTTCAAATCAAATAGCAGCATTAAGAGGTCAAGAGTCGCAGGCAAGAGCAGATGCAACTGGAGCTATTACTGGAGCGCTTGGGTCTATAGCTGGTATAGCTGGAGCTGGAGGATTTGATAAACCGTAAAAAAAATGGAAAACAAAAACGCACATTATAATCTTGTAATAAAACAAGTTAACGAAAGTAATTCAATGGCTTATGACGAAAGTTATGTAGCTAGTTCTACTGATAATAATTTTCGCATATTAGAAAAAGCTTATGCTGGTACAGCAACTGCTTATGCTAAGTTTAAAATGGCTGTAGACTCAAACAAGTGTCGTGAAACAGGTTGTGAGTACGAGATGAAACAGATGCAACAACTTAAAGATTTTCCAAAACAATCACTAGAGTTTATAGAATTAGTTGTGGATCAATTATCTACAACTGATGAACCTTATTACGATGTTAATAATAACTACGTATACATGGTAGCTAACTATATGATGAATGCTAAGCCTGGTTTTTCTAGAACAGAAGGATATAATATAGAGTTGTTTTTATTAGAAAATGGTTCTCAAGAATTAATATTTGATGGACCTTTGTTTGATAAAAAACTAGTTATAAATAGCTCTACGTTAACGGCGTTAGTAGATTCTGGAACAGATTTAATAGCTGAAACTCCAGATATAAACAAAGACATGCTAAGACTTTTAACTGAAGTAGGTGTATTTACACCAGACATGATTGGTGAAAATGAAGAACTTACACCTGGTGCTACTATATCTGATGAGTTTGTTTTAAAAAACCCTGACGGATCTTATGATTACGAAATAATAGACGTAGGTATGGGCAAAGGTAGAAACATACTAAAGTTTGACTTAGATAAAATAAAAAGAAAAGCTGATCCATTTATAAATGCAGAAGTAGCGGGTTTACTATCGCAAGAACAAGAAGCTGTAGCTGCTTGGAATATGTTTATAGCTAGAGGTACTAGCGTAGAAGAAGACGCACAAATGGAACAGAATGCTAACGCTGGTAGTTTAGCTTGGTCTTACGAAAAAGATTTACCTTTGATGCCTAAAAACAAAGAATTGTTTGAGTCAAAGTATAAAGATTATTTTATGAATAACTATTTGTCTCAGTTTACAACTAATAAGTTACCAACAGTAGAAGAAGATGCAGCAGTATTTGATTTAGCGGAAGCAAAAAAAGCTAAAGCTCAAAAATTTATGGACGATAATAAATTAAATTAAATGACATTACTACAATACATAACCTCTTTACAAGACGAAGGATTATCTCAAGAAGAAATCTTTGCTAAATCACAAGAGTGGAAAAAAAATAATCCTCAAGAAAAACCAATTGAAGAAAAAACTGATGAAGTTGAGGTAAAGACAGACGACTCCCAGACAAAGGATCCAAGCTTGGAGTCGAAAGACAGTACAGGATCCGAGTCGGAAGATGGGAATTCACAGCCTGCAAACAATAGCAAACTAACGCTAGAGCAACAAGCTAAATACGACAAAATAACCGCCGTTGCGAAACCAAACGAAGTCATAAATGATAAAGGTTATGATTTTAAATACGACAATGATGGAGTGTATTACTATAAACCTGAAGGTTCTGAAGATGATAAATGGGAAACGTATGAAGATAAACAAGGTCCTTCTAATTTATCTATAGCTTCTAAATTTGGTCACTCTAGTTTTGATACTAGCGATTACTATAAAACAAAAAAATTAATAAAAAAAGGTGAAGAACTTTATGTTGGTGTAGATGGTCAACTTGAGGTTTCAGATAATAAACAATACACTTTAACAGCTGATCAATTAAAGTTAGAAAAAGAGTTTATAAAATCAACATCTTTAAATGACGAAGATGATTCTAAAATTTTAAAACAAACTAATGATTGGTTTGCTAAAACTACTGTTCCAGAATATAAAATAGAGTATGAAAGAAAAGGTTCTGGTAGTGATGCCTATCAACAAAAATTAAAAACAAGGATTGGTGATAAACCTAACCCTGAATGGGTGGAGGCTCAAATAAAATCTAAAAAAGCTTGGGATAAATTAAGTACAAAACCAAAAAATATTTCTGAGCAAGCTTGGATTGAGCAGAATATGAAAGACACATACTCATCTAACCTAACACAAAAGAAAAAAGAAGATAAAATAGAGAGCTGGATAGAAAATCAAGAAACTGGTTTTGATTGGAAAAAAGCGGCTATGATGTTTTCACCAGCAGGAGCTTCTATTAAAGTTAAAGATGTCTTTGATAGAAGCGACAAGCAAAAAATTATTGAAGGAATACAAAAAGTAAGAAAGCTTAATTTAGATAATAAATCAAAAGACGCCACTAACTTTGCTGATGTTGCAAAAAATACTATAGATGGTTTAAGTACTCAAATTGAATTGTTATCTAAAGCTAAGTATCAAACGCCGGAAGAAGCAAAAAAAGGAAAAGCTTTAATAACTAAGTTACATAACAAAAGGAAAGATGTAATAAAGCTTTACGAAAAAAAAGTAGATAATCTTAACGAGATGCTACTTAAACCAGAGTACAAAGACATAAGCACAAGACTTGATTATTTAGAAAGAAATTTTAATACGGTAGCTATTTACAGTGAAAACGTAAAAGTAGGTATAGCCAGTGCTGGTGTAGCTTTAGCAGATCTTGCTCACATGGCTGCCAATGTGCCTAATGAAATTGGTATAAATGAGAATCCTTACGCTAGCAGAGCGCTTAGTATAATTTCTCCTATAAGCTCTTTAGCTTCAAAATTCGTAGCAACTCAACCATATAAAGAAACAAGAGAAAAAATGAAATCTCAAGTTTCTAACTACATAGATCAAACCATGCAGGGTATAGCTCACTCTCAGTCTTTAAGTGACTTAAAAGACGGTAATGATTGGGGTAGATATTTTAGTACTATGCTTGGTAGTCAAACACTTAATACTGCTATTATGTTTGGAACAGGTGGTATGGCTTTACCTATATTAACATCTCAAGCTATGGGAACTAAGTATGGTGAAATAGAAGCTGAGAATAAAGAAAGAGAAGAAGCTTACAACAAGTATATAGCAGACGGAGGGGATCCAGATTCTGAAGATGCTCCACCTAGATCTTATACGCCTTTTCAAATGTACACAGCGGTAATGGGTAGTGGTCTTTTAGAGTATGGCTCTGAAAGAATATCTTTAGGTATAATAGGTAGGTCTAGATCTGCTTTTAAAGCTATGGGTCCTAGTGTAAAACAAGGGTTTTCTAGACAAATATCTAGCTTAATGACAAGACAAGGTGCTACTAGAGCTGCAAAAACAGCTGGCTATTACACATTAGACGTAGGTAAAGAATCTTTTTCTGAAGGTGGAGTTGAGTTAGGTAATAATATATTTGATAGACACGTATTAGGTAAGGATGTCAATTATTTTGGTGGAGTTCCAGACTCTATGTTTAGTGGTGCAATCATGTCTGGATTAGTATATAAAGCACCTTCTTTAGCCGCTAATATATCTTATATGGTTCAAGGACCAGACACTAACACTAGAATAGCTAACAACAGAGAAAAAATATTACAACTACAAAATACTATAGCATCTAATCCTGAAATGTCAGACGCGAATAGAGCTAGACTAAATGATCAAGTAGTAGATTTAATTAAAAAGTCTAGTAATGAAATAAATAAAACATTAAATAGATTTAGCGTTATGGACAGGTCTGAAATAGATACTTTGTCCGACCTTGAGTTGCAGGTTAATAAAAAAAGAATAGCTATTGACGAAGTAAAAGCTGACGCTAATTTTAATGACAAAGATGCTGAAATATCTAGAATAAAAAACGAAATAATAGAACTTGAAATAGAAAAAAACAATGTTCTAGAACCTTACATACAAGCTGACACTAAGGAAAGTAAAAAAGGATTATCTTCAACTGAAACTGTTGAATTAACATCTAGGATGCAGGAAGGTGCTGACGTTGTTGCTGATCAATTAGGTAATGTAGGTATTGATAGATTTGATACAACAGAAGATATTATAGGTGCATTTGAAACTTTAAAAGCTGAGGGAATAAATCTAGAAATAGAAACAAACGAAGACGGTTCTATTAAAGATGCCAAAGATCAAGGTTATGGTATAATAGCAACCTTACCTGATGGCACTCAGCAAATAATTATAAATAACGCTTCTAGTCAAGCTGATGGTACTATACCTGCTGACAACCACGAATTAGTGCATGCTTTTTCTAGTAAAATGGATCCTGCTAAGCTTGCTAAAATGGGTATGGATTTAAAAAACAAATTAGATAACGATCCTTACGTAGAATTAGACGCTAATACTAAATCTTTATTACAAGAATATGAAGCTGATTTAAATAATGGTAAGATAAGTGAGGCTACGTTTTACGAAGAAGTAATGGCTGTTACTAGTGATGCTTTAAATACAGGAAGTATTAAGATAAGCGATCCAGGTAAATTTGCTCAAACATGGAATTTCTTAGAAACTATAGGTTGGAAACAAAGCTTTAAAGACGGTGATCAAGTTATAGACTTTTTAAAAGACTTTAACAAAGACGTTTTAAGTGGCAAAGGTTTGTCACAGCAAACTTTAGATAAAGCTGAGGTTGACATGGGATTAGAAACTGAAGTAGACCTTGGAACTGTTAAGTCGTCTAAAGCTTCTCAAGCTAAAAACCAAAAGCTAGTAAGAGAAGCTAAACGTGGAGATCTTAAAGCTGTAGATGCTTTAATAAAAGATAACTCAGGTATTATATTACAAAAGCTAGGATTTAATAAAGACATTGGAGATGTAACCTCACAAGATATTTTAAATGTAGTTAAAGATCAAGCTATAGGTAAAGGTTTATTTAAAGGTAGACAAAAACCTTTGTTTGATAACTATAACCCTACTAAAGGAGAAGTTAGTACTTACCTAGGTGATATAGTTGGGAAACGTAAAGCTGAGATATTTAAAGCTGCTGGATTAGATGCTACTAAATTTGATACTGTAAGCACAGACGCTCCGCAAGCACAGCAAGTAGCTGATACTACCGAGCAAACTGAGTTTGATGAAGTGACTAATGAAGAAAAAGGTAGAAAGAAAGTGTATCCTTCTAACATGCCTTCTATTTCTAAAAACATAAAACCAGAGTCAATAGCTTCTATAAACGAAGGTGCTAAAAGAGATATACTACTAAACGCTAGTAAAGGTATAGATGCTATAGTTTCTGGTATAAAATCAGAAGGAAAAATCACAGCAAAAATTTTAGGTAAAGATGTTGGTACTTTTTCTAAAGGTTGGCCAAAGTTTGTTAATGAGTTAGTCAATGATGGTTTAACTAAAGTTATTCCAGCTGCAGCTTTAAAAAGAAGGTTTGGCAATGTTCTTGATATAAAGAAAACAGGTACTACTCCTACTAAAAGAGTAAACCCAGTAACAGGTAAAGTAACTACTTTTAACAAACCAGTATATGAAATACCTAAAGCAAATAATCAAAATTTAATAGATTATTTTACAGGTCAAGAAAAAAGAAGAACGTCGTTACTAGAAGTTCTAGGACAAGATTTAGTTGTTGAACAACTTCAAGAGTTAAAAAACGACTCTGACTTTATGACAAAGCTAGATTCATTAACAGATGGTAAAGCATCTGAAATAATGGATAGTATTGATAGCAAGTTAGATGCTAGAAACTTAGAAGATACTTCGCTTGATACTGTTAAGGCTAGCAAGAAAAAAATAAAAAATGCAGCTGACAATATAGATATTGACTCTAAAATAAAAGATCAATTTGTAGATAAAGTTGAAGCTATTTTAGAAAAAAACCCTGAAGTAACTCTTGAAGAGGCTATAGAGTTTGAAGCGGCTAGAATAGGTAAGAGTAGAGGTTTTGCTTACGAGAATGTTATAATAGATAAGCTTAAAAAATTAAAAATACCTGGCTTTAAAGTTTCTGGTTTAGCTGGAGGTAATGCGGTTGGAATACCAGATTTTGCTTCTACAATATTTGATTCAAATTTTGACGTAGAAGTTAAATTAGAAAAAGCTCAATATAGTAGTGTTACTTTAAAGCATAGAAATGAATTAACTACTTTTAGTAAAGACAAAGAATATAGTTTTGTTGATAGATTAACTAAAGATCTTATCAGTAAAGCAAAAAAACCTTTAGCAGAATACAGAAAAAAAGCTGGAGAATTAGGTGCTGACTTAGATCTTTATGACAAAACTGGTAAATTACCTTTAGATATATATACGCAGCTTCAGAAAGAAGGTTTCCAAAAAGCTATAACTCAAACTGCAAAATTTAATCAAGATATAATAAGTGAGCTTTATCAGAAAAAAATACCTCCTACTAATTATATTCAAATAAAAAACAAAGGTTTATTTTCAATGGGTTCTAATCCTTTAAACCTACCTATACCGCAATTTAAAGCTGATGTAAATGTTACTTTAAGAGTTTCTAGAGGATCAAGAACAGATCTTAACGGAGTTGAAATGACGACAATGAACCTAAGAATATTACCTGACAACTTAACAAACTTAGGTGTTAGTGATTTTAGCTTAGACAATGTAAGTCAAATGGAGTCAATGATGAATACTCCTCAAGTTAAAATGTTAGAACTAAACGAACAAGCTAATGAAAATATAAACAACCCTATATTACCAGATGCAATAAAGTTTTCTAAGAAAAAAGGAAGTAATACAATTATTGAAGCTATGACTAATGCTGATAAAGCTTTAGAGCTAGCTAGAAAATTAAATCAACCGGTTAAAAAAATAAGAGTATTTGATTTTGACGACACTTTAGCTAAAACTAATAGTCAAGTATTAGTAACAACTATAGATGGTAAGACTAGAAAAATAAATGCTACTCAGTTTGCTTTAGAGTCTCAGCAATTAGAAGCTGAAGGAGCTGAGTTTGATTTTAGTGAATTTAGTCAAGTTATAGATGGTAAAAAAGGACCATTATTTGATTTAGCTAAAAAAATAGCAGATTCTCCTGGAAAAAGAGATATGTTTATATTAACAGCTAGACCTCAAAACGCTGCAAACGGCATTAAAACTTTTTTAGATGGTATTGGATTAAACATACCTATAGAAAATATAACAGGATTACAAGATGGAGCTCCAGAAGCTAAAGCTAGATGGATGGTAGAAAAAGCTGCTGAAGGTTACAATGATTTTTACTTTGCAGATGATGCTTTAAAAAATGTAAGAGCAGTTAAAGATGTTTTAAGTACTGTTGATGTTAAATCTAAAGTTCAATTAGCTAAAGCTAGTAAGAAAAAAGTGTTTAATAAAGTCTTTAATGATATAATAGAGAATAGCACAGGTATAAAATCATACAAAGTATATTCACCTGCAAAAGCGCAAACAATCGGCGCTAGCAAAGGTAAATTTGATTTTCTTATACCAGCTTCAGCAGAAGATTTTACAGGGTTATTATATAAAACCTTAGGTAAAGGTAAGGTTGGTGATGCTCAAATGGCTTTTTACAAAACTAATTTACTTGATCCTTACAATAGAGCTGAAATAGCTGTGGTAAACGCTAAGATAGCAGCTGCAAATGACTTTAAGGCATTAAAGAATAATTTAAAAACTTTACCTAAAAGTTTATCTAAGTTAACTGGAGTAGGTAAATTTACTTTTTCACAAGCTTCTCGTGTAGCTGTATGGACAAGACAAGGTATGACTGTACCAGGTTTATCTAAAACAGATCTTAAACAATTAAATGACTTTGTTGATAACAATGCTGAGTTAAATACTTTTGCAGATGAGCTTATAAAAATACAAAAAGGAAAACCATATCCTGCACCTACAAAGACATGGGTTAGTGGAACTATAACAAGTGATATAACTACAGAAATAAACAAAGTCAATAGAAAAGAGTACATGCAGGAGTTTCAAGAAAATGCTGACATAATTTTTAGCGATGAAAACATGTCAAAACTTGAAGCTGCTTACGGACCTAAGTATGTTGAAGCTTTAAAAGATAATCTACGTAGAATGAAGTCAGGCTCTAATAGACCGATAGGAGGTTCTAGAGTTGTTAACGAAGTATTAGATTGGCTAAACAATTCAGTTGGTGCTGTCATGTTCTTAAACACTAGATCTGCAATACTACAAACTATATCTGCGGTTAACTTTGTTCAAGTCAGTGGACCTAATAATTTACTAGCAGCAGGTAAAGCTTTTGCTAATCAAAAACAATACTGGAAAGATTTCATGACATTAATGAATTCACCTTATTTAGTTGAAAGACGTAATGGTTTAAAAATAAATGTTAGTGAATCTGAAATAGCAGATGCTGTGGCTGAATCTAAAAACAAACCAAAAGCTGCTTTAGCTTATTTATTAAGCAAAGGTTTTGTAATGACTAGGTTTGCAGATAGTTTTGCTATTGCTTCTGGAGGTTCTACTTTTTATAGAAACACTGTTGATGCTTTAGTTAAAAGCGGTATGGACCAAAAGTCGGCTGAGAAAAAAGCTTTTGATGATTTTAGAGCTTTAGCGGAAGAAAGTCAACAATCAAGTAATCCTAGTAGAATAAGCCAACAACAAGCTTCAGCAGCTGGTCGTGTTATATTAGCGTTTGCTAATACACCGATGCAGTATGCTCGTATAATAAAAAAATCTAGTCAAGATCTTATAAACGGTAGAGGTGACTGGAAATCTAATGTATCTAAAATAGCTTATTACGGCGCTATGCAAAACGTAGTGTTTAACGCTTTACAACAAGCTTTATTTGCTTTAGCTTTTAGTGACGATGAAGAAGAAAAAGAAAAACAAAAGAAAGATAAGACCGGTAGAATAGTAAACGGTATGGTTGATTCTTTAATAAAAGGAGCAGGTATACAAGGTCAAGCTGTTATTGCAATTAAAAACGCTATAATTAAAATAGCTGAAGAGGCTGATAAAAAATCACCAGAGT